ATGAGTGACGAACTTCGGGACGCTGCGCGTGCACTAGATGACGCGATAACCCGCGAGGGGGTGGAACCGGCCTATCACCGCGCGCAGGTCGCCCGACTGCGCGCGGAGTGGCCGACGCTATGGGTCGCGATCGAGAGGGTACGCGCGGCGGCGAACTAGGTCGAGGGACCGAGATAGGTCATGGCGAAGCGGGTCTTGATCCGGCCCTGCTGCGTGCCGCCGACGTTGAGCGCCGCGCCGCTGTTCTGGTACACGTAGCAGTTGAGCTTCTGGCCGGCGGTCAGCGGCATCGTCACCGAGAGCTGGTTGATCTGTTCCATGCTGACGCCGGGACGCACGTCTTCGGCGTACGCCTCGCCGCTCGCGTCGTCCACGAGCTTGATCACGCGCTGCCCGGTGGCGTTGTTGGTGCCCCACGGGACGACGATGCTGATCTGGTAGATGCCGGCGCGGGAGGCGATCAGTCCGTTGTTGAAGGTCTGCGCGCCGCCCGCGGTGCGAAGGTCGTATTCGACGGTGCCGGAGTTGTTGAAGGCGAAGAAGATCGAGCCGGACGCCGCGCTGTAGGCGGTGTTCAGGACGATGGACGCGGCGGGGCCGTTCGGTCCGCCGGGAGCTCCGGTGTCGCCCTTGCCACCCTTCAAGGTGCCGTTGTCGATGAGCGCTTCGAGTCGTTCGGCGAGGAGCTTGGTGACGTTGCCGATGGTCCACAGACCCTCGGTGTTGAGCAGGTACGGCAGGCCGTACTTGGCGGTGCCTCCGGGCATGGTGGTCCTCCTACGGGACGGGGTAGACTTTCGGGTTGGACACGTAGTACAGATCGAACGGCGTGATCGAGTGATCGAACCGGAGCGCGTTCGGGTCATCGAGGGTGATCGACTTGTTCACCGTGTCCGGGGTGAGCGGCTTGCGGTTCGGGTCGAGCGGCATGGACGTGGGCGCGAGGTTGATCGTGAAGTGCCAGTAGCCAGCGACGTAGCGGATGATGCCGCCGCAGATGTGCCAGACGGGCGGCTGCCCGGTCGCCGCTGAGAACGGGCTGCCGGTGAGGGCGACCATGCCGATGGTCTGCGCGGGCTGGGTGAGCCGGTTGAAGGTGCACCAGTCGTCCACCAGTCCGGTCTTGCGGGTGTCCCACACGATCTGCGGGTGCATCGGCCGGCGACCGTCACCGAGGACCATGTTCTTGACGTCCTGCATCATCGGGTCGATCGCGGTCCCGTTGTTCATCCACGATTCCCACGACAGCCGCGCGGGCGGACCGCCGTCGCTCTTGACCGTGAGGTTGGTCTTCCAGTCCTTGTTGTTCGGCTTGTCGAACCACGAGCACGACAGGTCGGTGATGGACTGCACGGTGTTCGCGGCGAGCCGGATGTCTCCGGTGACGTTGCACGCGCCGATGCTGCCGGGGTAGTACTTGCGCGTGTCGATCTCGGATTGCGCGCCGGTCGTGTCCTGCCAGTCCGGCGGGAACAGGTGCAGCACGTTCGATGAGGACGGCTTGCCGATCACCAGGTCATAGTTGCCCCACGTCGAGCCGGTGGGAATCCGGTTGATCGTGTTGCGCTCAGGGTTGTAGCACCACTGGTCGGCGAAGCTGGTGTACATCGCGTTCACCATGTCCAGGACCGACTTGTTCTCTGTAGCAACGGGTTTGCACATCGCGACGCCGAACCGGGATTCGAAGTACATCTCGCGGATGCCGGCGGGCGCGCCTTGGTTGCGAATCTTGACCGCCCGGTTGGTCATGTTCTCTTCGGGGAGCACGTTCCCGGCAGCCCAGTTGAGCTGCCCGAGCGTGGCGGAGCGGTCGGCGGCTTGGATCGTCACGAGCCATCCGGCGGTCTTCCCGGCGGCGGTGCGCTGCACGGACCACACCACGTCCACGTTGGTGGTGAAGCCCTGGAAGATCGACTTGTCGCCGGGGTACAGCCCGCCCGCCGAGGCGGGTTCGGTGTAGACGATGTTCACACCGCGCCGCATGGCGGTGTCCTGCACGATCTTCGTCAGCCACGTACCGGGGTACGGCTCCCACAGCTTGAAGGTGACCACCGCCGGGTCGGGCTGCGTCCACTGGTCGTCACGGCCCCACGAGATAGCGAGGTCGTCCACGAGGGTGGGGCGGTCGAGCGCGAACACCTTCTGCCCGGTGTCGTTGGTGACGGCCGGGGCGCACGAGAGGAACGTCCCATCGAGGATGATGCGCGGTTGCGGGTTGACGGGCATCGCCTACGCTCCGAGCTTCATGGCGTAGGTGGTGCCGGTCGTGCGGTCGGTGCGCTTGGTCGCGTACGCCACGGACCCGGCGACGGCGTTCGCGTCCACGATGCCGGAGCCGTCGACCTTGACGTGCGTGCTGTTGTCCTGGTTGATGGTGACGCCGCCGCGCGCCGAGAGCGCGCCGAGGCCAGACAGGGACGGGTAGCCCTGCGCGAGGTGCAGCGCGTTCGGCGAGAGCTGGAGGCCGGCCGAGGGCGGGACCATGAAGCCGGTGAGGCCGGGGCCGATCATCGCCTCCCCGCCGAACAGGGACGTAAGCCACGACGGTGGGGACGGGAACCGGATCGAGGCGATAGCGGAGATGAGCGACTGCACGAAGCCGATGATCGAGGACACGGCGGACCCGAACGCCCGCGCCGCTCCGGCGACCGCGCCGAACACCGCGCCGCCGACCGCCTGCACGCGCTGGAAGATGGACACGACGGTGTTGATGACGTTGGAGACCACGGCGGAGATGCCGTTCATGACCGCCGAGACGACGGCCTGCACGGCGTTCCACACCGCCGACGCGGCGGCTTGCATGCCCTGCCAGGCGGCGGTGATGACGGCGACGACGCCGCTCACGATGCCCTGTATCAGGCTGATCGCGCCCTGCACGACGGCGACGATGCCATTCCACACGGCGGTGGCGACGGCCTGGATCATGTTCCACTGCATGGTGAAGTAGGCGACGATCGCCGCCCATATCGCCTGCAGGACGGCGACGCCGGCCTGCACGCCGGAGACGATCAGGTTCCATGCGGCGACCGCGAAATTGCACATCGCCTGCCAGATGGTCTGAAACCACGTGGTTTTCGTGGCGATCAGGACGATAACGGCGATCAGGGCCACGATCCCGGCGATGATCCACGTGATGGGGTTGGCGAGCAGCGCGAGGGCGAACTGAGCGGAGGCGACGGCGGCGACGCGGAAGCCGGTCGCGAGCGCGACCATGCCGGTCCGGGCGGCTGCGAGGGCGGGGCCGAGCACGCCGACCGCGCCGCCGATCGAGGAGATAGCGGAGGCGACCGACGCGGCGAGCATGAGGCCTTTGAGCGCGGCGGCGAGGCCGATCGCACCGACGACGACCGCCGGGAGCGCGGGGCCGAGCGCGCCGACGAGTGCGGAGACCAGCGAGGCGATCGGCGGGAGTAGCGGGGCGATCGCGGAGACGACCTGAGCGAATGCGCCGCCGAGGGTGCCGAGCGCGGGCGCGAGGTTGGTGAAGGTCTGCGCGAGCGCGGGGCCGGCGACGCGGGCGATTTCCGTCAGGGGCGGGGTCAGTGCGTTGACGGCGGTCCCGAGGCTGGTGAAGATCGCGCCGAGCGACGGTCCCATGGCGGCGGCGAGCTGCCCGAACAGGTTGACCAGGGAGCCGATCAGGTTGCCCAGGCCGGTGAGCGCGCCGGAGAAGGTGGTCATGATCGCGGAGACGGGCAGGTTGTTGAACGCCTGCCCGATGGTGCCGAGCATGCCACCGAACGCCGCGCCGACCTGCTGCGCCGACGCTGCCGCCTTGGCTCCGAAGCCGATCAGGCCGGCGGTGAGCTGATTGAGGCCGGGACCCAGCGCCGCGACGAAGGTCGCCGCGCCTGCGGTGAGCTGTTGCAGGGCGGGGAGGTTGGATCGAATGGTGGCGGCGAGGCCGTTGAAGGTACCGGACACCGCCCGCGCGACGCCCTGCATCTGCGGGGTGATGCCGGTCAGCACCGCGCCGAGGTCGCGGAAGCCGGACACCATGCCCTTGGCGAACTCGGCGGATAGCGCCTGTTTGAGCCGTTGCGCTGGCGCGGCGGCAGCCTGCGCGGCCTGCTTGATCCCGTCCATGCCGACCATGACGGCCGCGAGCGCCGGGGCGGCGAGCGCGCCGACCCCGGCGAGGCCGACGCCGAGCGCGCCGACCGCGCCCCCGGCGACGGCCGCGCCTGCGGTGATAGCCGTCAGGGCGGACCCGAGCTTGGCGATGTTCCGGGTCGCCTTCGCGAACCCGGAGTCATTCGCCTTGCTGATGATGTTGACGAATACTGTTGCCACAGTTACCGGTTCCGTTCTATCTGTTCGGCTTGTTCTTCGAGGAGGTCCACGAGGGTGGCGAGCATCTCCTCGCTCTCATCGAGCAGGGACGCCGGAGGTACGCCCAGCGCGATCGCTAGACCAGCGATCAGGTAGCCGAGGTCTCCGTCGACGTAGGGTCCACGGTCGAGATGTCCTTACCGGAGACGGTCTCGGACTGGTCCACGAACTGCTCGAAGTTGCCATCGAAGTGGCCCAGGCGCTTCATGGCCTGCCACGCGAGGAAGGTCAGGGACCGGTCGGAGTCCTCGGCGAGGTTGCCCCACTTCTGGCGGGCGGCGTGCGCGCCGAGGAACATGCGATCACGGGTGGTGACGATGAGGTCTTCGTACTCGGTGCCGTCGAGCATCGCCACGTCAAGCCGGATGCGCTGAATAGCCATGGGTGTGTCTCCTAGATGTGCCGGACCGCGCGTTCTGCGTGGTCCTCGTAGATGTCGTGAATGTCGGTGCCGTACAACGCTGGTCGCATGAACGGGTGCGCTCGCATGACGCGGGTGCCGTACTCCTGATACCCGGCGTAGCGGACGGTGTTGGAGACGGTGCCGACGCCGCCGCTGGCGCGGGAGCGGGTGCCGGCCGCGAGGCGACCGGTCCGCTTGGGGGCGAGGCGGCGCGCGGTCTGTTCGACGGTGCGCGCCGCCTTGCTGGTCGGTGGCTGTAGGTTCTTGATGTTGCGCGCCGCGCGTCGCAGGGATGCGATCGCGGCGCGGTCCCCGGTGACCCGGACCTCAACCACGGTTGCCTACGGGGTGGGGGCGGGCGGGTACTTGGTGGAGTCGGCGGTGCTGTCCGGCGTGAACGTCGGCAGGCCTACGATGTCCCACTCCGCATCCGAGATGTTGCGCTTCTTGACATCGCCGCCGTACTCGACGGGATCGACGATGACGCGGCCGTTGACGGCGGCGGCTTCGCCCTCCTTGGGGATGAAGGTGAACGGAACCTCCTTGCCGGCGTTCTTCCACGTCCAGTCGATCAGGCCGTCCTTCTCGTTGTCCTGACCGGCGGAGAATTCCAGCTTGCTGGTGTAGAGCTTCTCCCCGGCGATGGTGTCGCCGCACAGGGTGGGCAGGTCGTCCTCCTTGTCGGAGTCGAAGGTGATCTTGGCGGCGGTCACCTGGCACGAGATGTCGAGCAGGGAAGCGCCGGTGCCGGAGCCGAAGATCAGCGATCCGGGTCCGAGGGCGACGATGGGCCGTTTGATAGCCATGACGGTGTTCTCCTAGTCGGTGGTGGTGATGATGCGAACGGCGGGGCGGTCGGTGTCGTTGACGACCACGTAGGTGGGCGGTTCATCGAAGGTGACCAGTTCGGCGACCTGATCGAGCAGCGAGCCGATGAGGTCGAGATGGTTGCGCCCGGAGCCTTTCGGCCCCATGAGGAACAGGGCGGCGCGGACGTGGAGGTTGCCCGCGAGGTCGGCGGTCCAGTCGAAGGGGGTGACCCACACGCCGACGCCGACGCTGGTCAGGTTCTTCAGGTCGACGGAGGCGTGGATCCCGGCGGCGCGGAGCGCGTCCACGAGGCGGTCGAGGTCGGTGAGCAGTTGCGAGGCCATGTCAGCCGACCACCAGACGGCGGTACTGCCCGAGGCGGAGGTACTGGTCCAGGTCGCGGTCGCGGCCCGGGATGTACGTCGCGCCGTCGATTCCCTGACTGACCCCGACCGGGGAGTTGCGCCGTTCGATGTTGCGGGCCGCGAGCATCGTCGCGCCCTGCATCACGTCGGCCGGCCACTCCCCGTTGGCGGGCGTCGCCATGTAGGAGGTGATGAAGGCGTTGACCGCCTCGCACACCTCCGCGATCAGCGTCGCGTCGTCCGCCACGGCGGGGTCGTTGGCGTACAGCCACCGCTTGACGCGTGTCACGTCGGCGGGGCCGGTGCCCTCGGTCGGGGTCGTCATGGCTTAGCCTGCCGCCGGGGCGGCGAACTGGACCTTGACCAGGCCGTCCGGGTTGTCGAGCGTGTGGGCGGTGTAGCCGAACAGGGCGCGGTCGCGGCCACCGTGCGACAAGTGCTCCGCCTCCACCCGGAGCGGGCTACCCGGCAGCTCGTAGAACGTCGCGGCCTGCTTGGCACCCGCGACCAGCGTTCCCGCCGGCACCGCCGAGGTCCAGACGATCGAGGCCGGGTCCGGTGCGGCGAGGCCGAGGAACGCGGGGGTCGTCTGCGCGGTGTAGTCGAGCAGGGCGAACTGGTCGTTCGGGTTGGCGAGGTAGTAGGACGGCGTGACGCCGGTCGCCTGATCGACGGCGGTCCGGGCGACGATCATCGCGCGGAGCAGGTCTGTCGCGGCGGCGTTGGTGATCGTCTTCGCGTTCGCGTTGACCCACACGCCCGTGGCGGTGTCGGTGACGATCGCGTAGGACTCGTTCATCGCGCGCCAGTAGGACTCGAGGATCGTGGCGTCGCCGAAGTCGTAGAACTTGCGGTCGAGGTCGTGGCCTCCGGCCCAGCGCGCGGCCTCCGCCTCGTAGGGAGCGATCGCCACCGGGTTGGTGGGAATCTCCGCCTTGTCGCCCGCGTAGGACGCCACGAGCGGCTTCTGCGTCCAGGTGAAGCCCTGGATGCGGTAGGAGGTGAGGTCGCGGCGACCGAGCAGCGGAATCAGGCGGCGGCTCTTGGCGGGGCCGGACCACAGCTCACCGAGCCACTGCGGCGGCTCCGCGTCGATCATCGCGGAGCCCTTGATGTCCGCGAGCGCCGCGTGCGCCACGTCGCCGCCGCGACCGGCCTGAATCATGCGGATCGTCTCGGCAGCTTCGCCGATCGACAGGTGCACATTCTCGCCGCCTCCGCTGCCCTGGTTCTCGCGACCGGGCACGATCAGCTCGCGCGAGCGGTGGAAGGACGCGGCGGCGCGCTCACCGTCCGGCTGCTCGGTGGCCGCGCTGTCCTGCTCGTCGGCGTCGATGAAGTCGAGGTCGTCGGCGGAGACGGCGTTGACCGCCTCGGTGCCGTAGACCTTGATCGCGGCGGCGCGGGCGTCCGCCTCGGATGCGCCCTTGGCGATCAGGGCGAGGATGAAGTCCTTGACGTTCATGGTGTTTCCGTTCTGTTCGGTGGTGGTGGTCGGGTTGTGGAATGAGGCGTTGACGCTCTGCACGCGGGCGGAGCGGAAGGCGGGCGTGTCCACGAGGGCGACGCCGGTCAGGATCGAGTCGATGACGGTGTTGCCGTTCTTGCGGATCGCGGCGACCTCGCCGGAGAGCGCGTCGCGGACCTTCTCCTTGATCTGGTGAATGGCGCGGTCGCCGTCCGGGGTGTCGGCGACCTTGAAGGACATGTACAGCCCGTCCGGCTTGTACTCGGCGTCCGTGGCGTAGCCGACCACCGCGTGGTCCTTCGTGCCGGTGTGGTCCAGGTGCAGCTTGCATCGGGCGAGGTCACGCGGGATGCGGATGGTGTTGCGCCCGAACTCCAGTGCGCCGAGGTCGGTGTAGCCGGTTTCCTCCCACGGGAGCACGAGACCGGTCACGGTCCGAGCCTTCGCCGCGTGGGCGACGTGCCCGCCCTCGGTGTGCAGTCCGGCGACCATCTCGGCGGAGAACCGGGCGACGCCTCCGAGCGATCCGTCCCCAGGCGGCGGCTGCACGCGGTGCCGTCCGAGCAGCTCGGTGGTGGGCATCGGGATCGCTCCGGTGTCGGGGTTACCGGTGAGCGCGGCAAGCTTTGCGGCGAGTTCCTGATTCTGCTGGGCGAGCTGTTCGTAGTTGCCGTTGACCTTCTTGTTGGTCTCGGCTACTGCGCCGTTGATCTTCTCGACGTCGCCGCCGATCTTCGCGACGCCGAACAGGATCGCCAGATACGGTGTGGCGAATCCGAGCAGGGTCGGTAGCGACTCGACCACGGACTGATCGCGGATCGCGTCGTAGAGGATGGCGACGATGATCAGGAGCACGATCAGCGAGCCGAGCGAGAGGGCGAGCATCTGTAATCGGTTGTTCTTCAACGTCATTCCTTCGCGGACGGTTCGATGTTGTCGGGGAGGTCGCGGGCGGTCCACAGGATATAGGCGACCAGCGCGGCGATCGTGGCGGCGATGCCGGAGACGATGCCGAGCACGAACACGAGGGCGATCAGGGCCACAGGATCACCCGCCTGGTGTCGGGGCCGACAACGCCGTCAGCGGCGATGCCGCCCCGGCGCTGCGCCTCGCGCACGACCGCCTCGGTGGCGGGGCCGAAGTCGCCGTCCACGTCGAGATGGCTGTAGCGGGGGAAGACCCGGTTGAGGTGGGCCTGCAAGGCGCGCACGTCGTCCCCGGTGTCGCCGCGCCGGAGCACGGGACGACCGGGCGCGGGCGCGGGCGAGGTCGGCGTGACGCCGATCTGGAAGCGTCCGGCGCGAATGTCGGCGGCGAGCGCGATCAGGCGCGGGTCTCCGGGGCGCACGCCGATCTGCCAGTGCATCTCGTCCGGGCGGTTCCACCTCCGACCCCAGAACATCACGCCTCGGAACGCGGCTTCGAGGTCGTTGCACTTGGCGACGCGATCGGCGGGCATCACGCGCTGCCCCCACGGGTACTGCGGCGCGTTGATGTCTACGGCTGTGCCGGACATGTGGTTGGAGTCGGCCACGTCGTTGTCGGCGGACCAGCCCCACACCTGCGAGCGGATCGGTTCGACGTTGACGCTGTACGCGGCGAGGAACCGAGACAGGACAGTCGCCACGTCGCCCGCGCGGACGGGGACTTGGCGTCCCGCTCCGGGCGCGGTGATGAGCACGCACCCGGAGCGGTTGATCATGGGCCAGCCGTTCTCGGACGGAACGCCGGGGCGGACGGGGTAGCGGGTCACTGCGATGCCTCCGTGTTGGTGGTCGGGGTCGGGGCGGGGCGCTTCGATGCGCCGCCGTCGTCGGGAGTCCCGGCGATCGCGCCGGGACCAAGCAGCTCTTCGAGGTCGAAGGCGATCCGCGTGCCGCGCGGCGACATGTCGTCCAGACCGAGCCGCGCACTGATCGGGGCCATGTACGCGGTCAGACCGAAGTCGATCAAGTCCTGTTGCTTGGCCTGCGCGTTGACGTAGGTCAGTCCCTCCGCGCTCGCGGCGTCGATGATCGATCCGGGGATGCCAGCGGAGCGCGCCACGTCGAGGGCGGCGGCGTTGCGGCCCTCAACCAGCAAGTGCTGGTTGAAGGTGCCGAGTTCCTTGACGTCGATGCCGGCGGAGGTGACCGCCACGCCGGAGCCTTCGCCGCGCCGCGCTGCAATCCAGGCGTCGCGCGCTTCGAGGAGCTGTTCCTCGGTGGCAGGGAACTCGTTGGTCTGGTGCAGGTGCACGTACGCCGAGGGCGTGGACGCGGCCTTGGTGGCGGCGTTGAGCAGGTCGCGGGCGTGCACGAGCGAGGTCAGTCCGTCCACCAACAGGCCGTCGTCGGTGCCGGGTATGACGATCACCTCATCGAGCGACGCCGGGTACTCGGTGCCGTTGCGTCCGGTGTAGACGAACTGACCGGTGTCGCCGTCGATTCGCCACTGCGCGAACGGGATTCGATCGGCAGACAGGACCGGGCCGAGCGTGTTCGGTGCGGCGGGCGCGCCGCGCTGGACCGCCCACGCGCTCACCCCGTAGAAGAACAGGTCATCGACGGTCCACAGCATCCGGTGATACGGGGACACCGGGCCGTCCGTCCGGTCGAGCCAGTTCGGGCGGTCCGCCTTGCCGAGCAGCGCGTCACCTCGGTAGGCGCGCAGTGGCATCCGGGCGATGCTGTTGCATATGGTGCGGCGGGCGCGGTTGACGGCGGGGATGCGCATGGCCTGCTCGCGCGTCATGCCGCCGGTCGGGAACCAGTCCGGCGCGACGATGGGCCACAGGTGGTTCACGTCGTCATACGGGGAGAGGCGACGGAGGTTCGCCTCACCGTTCGCGACGGCGGGGATCGCGAGGGCGGCGCGCAGTTTCGATACCAGGCTCACACGAACCAGACTGTGAACAACCGTCAGGATTACGAAACGTAGTTCGGCGCTCCCGCGCGGTAGCGAGCGTGCCGTGCCTCCGCTGCGTCGTGGTGGACGAACAGGCAGTGGCCGGCGTACAGACGCCACGCGGAGCGCCGGTCGGTCGCGCCGCACCGCCACAGGCAGCCGGGGCGGTTGCACACGATGACGGCGGAGTAGTTGGTGAAGTCGATCTTGTGGTTACGTGCCATGGGTCATATCCAAATCTTCGGTGCGACTGGTGGTTTCGGCTTTGTGAGCGCGGCGCGGACGGCGAGTACGGCGGCTTCAAGGACGGTGATCGGGGCGGCGGAGCCGCGTCGGGCGAGGACTTGTCGGTCGCCCACGGTGCGCAGCGTGGCGGCGTCGAGCGCTTCGCTGAAGGCGGGGTGAGCGCGGAGCCGGACGGCCGGCGCGGTGCCGGATTCCGTCAGCGGCTTACGGAGGCGGTCGAGCATATCGGCGGTTGCCGACGCGAGTTCGGCGGTGCCCACTTTGGTGACGATCGCGCCCGCCCGGTCTGCCGCCTCGGCGAGCGAGGCGGCGGGGCCGTTGCCGTCGATGACGACGTGCCCGCCGTTGCGGTTGGTGACCGAGGTGAGCTTGCCGACCAGATCGTCCGTGGCGTCGGTGATAAGGACGACCTCCACCCATGGGACGCCGGCCGCGTCGATCACGCACGAGACGATCGCGGCTTCGTCGCGCTCGAAGGACACGGCAGCGCCGAACGCCGGTTGGCCGGCGGGCAGGTCGGCGGTGACGGTCGCCAGCTCCGCCACCTCGGCGGGGATGAGGCGATCGAAGGCGGACGTGGGCCGGTTGCCGTAGGCGCGGGTGAACTCACCGGGGGAGAGCTGGGCGCGCCCCGTGGTCAGCACGTCCATGCCCTGTGTGTGGCCGATCGCCGGGTGGGCGGCGGCGATCGCCTCATCGTCCAGGGGGTCCACGTCGGGGCCGATGCCGTAGTCGATCAGGGCGATACCCGGTTCCCCTGCCCTGCCTCGATCGACCAGGCCGTGGAACCACGTGGACTTGGCGGTGCCCATGGTGGAAACCACGATGATCTGCGGCCCTGGCGGGATGCCGCCCTTGCGGCCACGGGTGGCCTGCGTCGGGCCGATCGCGCCCATGATGCCCTCGGCAAGGTCTTCATCGAAGAACCACGCCTCATCGAGGATCACTAGATCGGACTGGCTTGAATGCAGGCTGTCAGGCGTCGGCGGGAACGCCCGGAACCTCCCGCCCATGCGCGGCAGGTTGATCGAGGTGTCACCCGCGCCGCGCAGGCACTTGAAGCCCGAGCGGAGCGGCGAGAGTTCCACGTCATCGATGAGTTCAGTGAACTGCTCGCGGGCCTTGATGCCGGTCTGCGCGGTGTACCAGATACGGGCCTTGGGGCGGGACATGGTGCGCCGGACCGCTGTGCCCTTGACCAGTTCCGTCTTGCCGGACTGCCGGGGAACGGTGATGACGACCAGCGGGTTGAGCAGCCAGCCGTCCGCGTCGCACTCCTCGATCAGGCCGGACGCCTGGTGCTGCCATGGCATGAACGGACGCCCAAACGCGCGATCGGCAAGGAACGCGACCTTTGGGGCGTAGCTGTACGGGCTACGGCGCGGGGTGATGAACCTCGGTGTCGCCACCGGTCGCCTCCTGCTCGGCGGACATCATCTCGCGGATGAGGCCGGCCATCTCGTCTTCGCCCTCGGTGACGCGGGACTCCGGGGTCATGTGCAGACGGTCGAGCAGATCGACCGCACCGGGCAGCGCCTTGGACACCGCCCACAGGTCGCGCTGCCGCTCCGCCTCATCGAAGTTCGTTCCGATCGCGCGGAGCAGCGTCACCGCCGCCTCGTCCACGTCCTCGATGTACCCCTTGGCGTAGGCGGCATGGATCGAACGGTCGATCGCCTCGCTGTGCCGGCCACGGGTCACCTGGCCGTTGACCTTGGCGGCGGTCGGCTCGTCATCGAATAGCGACTGCTGACCGAGCTTGGGCGCTCGCGGGTCAGGTCGGGGCATTTCGGTCTCCTTTCGTCACGTGTCGTAATGTACCGACCCCCACCCTCTCGGAACTGCTGGAAAAAGAGGAGGCGGAGGTCCGCCCGGCGTTAGCAGCGCGGTGTCAAAAACTGCGCGACAACGCTTTCGATCAGTGCGCGCTGTTCATCGCGCGTGTGCACCGCGTTGGGTTTGAACTCGGTGTGCTCGGTGCCGTCCGCGCCGCGCCACCACTTGATCCACCCGACCTCGGTCACCTTGCGGGGCGGTGGCTGTGTGCCGCCGCGTCCGTACAGCGGGTCGTCATTCATCGGTGTCTCCTAGCCAGTTTCGGGATGGTGCGAGGTTGGTGGTGGGGCGTCCGTGGAGGGTGCGCCACTCGGTGAGGGTCATGTCTCCGCGCTGCCGGTTGCAGGGCTGGCAGGCGGGGCGGAGGTTGTCGAGGGTGTCGGGGCCGTTGCGCGATCGGGGGATGAGGTGATCGGCGGTCGTGGCGGTCCCTCGGCACCGTGGGCCGCGCAGGTGGCAGCGCGTCCCGTACGTGGCGAGGGTCGCCCGCACGAGGCGCGTTGCCGGCCTGCCGCCCCACTTACGCACGGTTGAGCCTCGCGAGCCTGTTCGCCTCGGTCATCGCCGTGAAGTGGTACCGGTGCGGGTACCCGACAGCCTCCCAGTGGTCCCAGTGACGGCGGTAGACCTGCCAGCACAGTGCGGGGAAGCCCTTCAATCGCACGGGCAGCACGCGCCAGTGCGCGCCACCGCCCACGAAGCCGTTCACGGTCGGCCCCACCAGTCGGGGAGCGCGACGCCCTCGCCGGCATCGACCGCCGCGCCGGGGTCAGCGGGTGCGCCGGGTGCGGGCGGGCCGTCCGGTAGGGCGTTGACCGGGACACCGGGGACCGGCGCGGGCTGCACGATCCAGCCGCGTCCGCGCAGGGCGTCGAGCAGGTCGATCAGGTCGGCGTCCACGACGTAGCCGGATTCGAGGGGGGAGTCCTGCCGGTCGATGATGCCGGTCTGTTCCAGCGCTTCGCGGGTGGCGTCGAGCAGCGTGGGGGAGTAGTTCGGTTCGGTCATGGTGTTATCTCCTGTTCGATTGTCTTGCAACGTGATTGGGTTTTCCTATCGGCTCCCGTTCCGGCTGTTGCCGGATGGTGGAAGTAGGTGGGTGGGCTTCCCCTAGTTCTCGCGGTGCGAACAACTAGGGCTTGCCGGACGGAGCCAAGCGGAGCCTGTTTGTTCCGCGCCGGGGATTACTCGGCGCGCAGGACTGGGATATTCCGTTGTGGGCCAACGTTTTCTGTTGGCGCGGCTACGTTCTGCCGCGTGTCGCCCGAGTCTGCCTTTACCGACTCCACAACGTGATCGGGGTGTGCCGCATACGCCGTTCGGCACGAGGGGGTGAAGCCCCTCTGACGGGCGACGAAACAACCGGGGCGAGCGGTCGCGGCGAGCTGGTGGAACGGGTTTTCAGGGGTTTCGTGCCGATCGGCACTTAGAACAGGGCGGGGTCTGGTGGAGGCTCCGGCCCTTGGACGGTCATGTCCTTGCTGCGGCAGTCGCGGCACTTGCCGGTCGAGTGGACGCGACCGTTCGGCCAATCGACGGTGACGCCACAGCCCTTGCACGTCTTGGTGTCGAGGATTTGCGCACGGCGGGCCTCGGTGCGGGATGGGTGCTTCGAGCGCCAGTCCGGCTCGAAGGCGGACGCCTCGCGTAGCTCCTGCTCGGTCAGCGGGCGCTTGGAGCCTGCGGGGTGGCGGGTCTTCGTCTCGGCGCGGGCGGCGCGCTCGGCGTTCTTGCGGCGCTCTGCCGGGGTGCGCCCGAACGGGATGACGTTCATAGCTCACCTCGGCGGCGGAGGACTTGCACGCGGGAGCGGACGCCGCTCGCGGTGCGGTGGAGCTTGGCGGCGAGTTCGCGGACCGGCAGGGTGCCATACAGGCGGATCAACTCCGCCTCGTCGGCGGCGGTCCACTCGGTGCCGTGCAGCTCGGAGGTGAGGATCGTGTCGGCCTGCTCGCGGCGGCGGGCGGCGGCGACGGTCGCCTTGACCTTCTCGCGGTTGGCGGCGTAGTAGGCGCGGTTCTTCGCGCGGACCTGCTCGGCGTTGCGTTCCTTCCACGCGCGGGATGCCGCGCGCCCCTTGTCGGAGCGCTTCCACGCGGCGCGCTGCGCGTCATGGCGGGCCTTCGCGGCAGGATTCCGGCGTTCCCAATCGGCCTGATACGCGGTGTTGGCGGCGCGGCAGTCGTCGCACCGGCAGCCGGTCGTGTACTTCGAGCGGGTGCCGTGGGAGGCGTTGCGGGCGCGGGTCACCAC